TCAGCGGTCACGACCGCATCTACACCCACTCCTGTTATGGAAGATCAAGCTCCAAACTTGGAGGTGATTCGGTCGGAGGCTAAGAAAGCCGAAAAAGACCGCGTCGCCTCTATCAACGCCCTTGGTGCTCAGCACCGTATGGCCGACCTGGCACAAGAACTTATCGATGGAGACAACTCCCTTGATGAAGCTCGTGCTGCCATTCTTGAAAAACTCGGAACTCGCCAAGTGGAACAGCCCATCCGTTCTGCCGATGTCACATCTAATGATGTCGGTCTCTCCCAGAAAGAAGTCAAGCGCTTCAGCTTCGTTCGTGCGCTGAACTATCTGTCATCTCCTGGAGATGCATCTGCGCGTCGTGAAGCCGAGTTTGAGATCGAAGTTGGTGCCGCTGCTGCTAAGCAGTACGACCGCTCCTCTAACGGCATCGTGGTTCCTAATGAGGTGCTGCGTCGTGACTTGAACGTTGGTACTGCAACTGCTGGCGGCAACCTCGTTGAGGACGTGCTGCTGAGTGGCTCTTTCATTGACCTGCTGCGCAACAAGCTTGCATTGGCTGGTGCTGGCATGACCACCCTGAGTGGCATCAACGGCAACATCTCAATCCCTAAGCAATCTGCTGCTGCAACTGCCTACTGGGTTGGCGAGGGTTCTTCTCCTACTGAGTCTCAGCAAACCATCGAGCAGGTGAATCTTTCGCCTAAGACTTGTGGTGCTTTCGTGGATTATTCCCGCAAGCTGCTGCTCCAGTCGAGCATCGACATTGAGCAAATGGTCCGCAATGACCTTGCCCAGGTCTTGGCTCTTGAGTTGGATCGTGTTGGCCTAAATGGTTCTGGTTCTTCTAACCAGCCTCTCGGCATCATTAACACCACTGGCATTGGCACTCAGTCATTGACCACCTTTGGCACCTTTGCCGAGTACATCGGCATGGAAACCGATGTTGCTGTTGCAAATGCTGATGCTGGCGCTTTGCGTTACATCATTAACGCTTCTGCCCGTGGCGCTCTGAAGAGCACTGAGAAGGCAAGCGGAACAGCTCAATTCGTTTACGAGAACGACGAGATCAACGGTTACCCCGTAACGGTCTCTAACCAGCTCGCCAACAACGACGCGCTGTTTGGTGACTTCTCTCAGCTGATCATGGCCATGTGGTCTGGTCTGGATTTGACCGTTGATCCGTTCGCAGGCGCAACTGCCGGCACTGTTCGCATCATTGCTCTGCAAGATGTTGACTTTGCTGTCAAGCAGCCTGGTGCATTCTGTTTCGCTACCTGATTCAGGTAGATCTCATCGTTCTGACTCATGAAAGTTGAAATTCTGAGGCCAGTAATGATTTCCGGGGAGCCTGCTGACGCGGGCTCCATCTTGGAAGTCGAAAACAGTGCGGCCGTGACCCTTATCGGTCTTGGCAAAGCTGTTGAGCATCTACAGGAGGCGGTTGCTTGCCCAGCCAAACCTCCTGCACAGGAAGAGGCACCTTCTTGCCCACCTAAAAAGCCCACCACTCGCAAGAGGACTAAAGAATGAGCATCGGCAACACTCGACGGACTTTGACCGTCTTGTCTTTTGCCCCTAATGACGTTGTCACTGCTACTGGCAACGAAACAGGGGTTGACCTTCTGGATTATGAAGGTGACATCACTTTGATTTTGGATGCTGAAGCTGGCGGCTCAGGCATCACCTATGCAGTCAAGGTTCAAGATTCTGCTGACAACAGCACTTTTGCTGATGTAACTGACGCAGCTTTCACCACAACGACCGCCAACACAGCTCTCGTGGAAACTCTCACCGTTAACACCGATGAGATCAAGCGTTATGCCCGTGCTGTCATCACTGTTGCTGGTGGTACAGGCGCTGGAGCTGTAAGCGTCACCGCATTGGGACGCAAGAAGTACAACTGATTTTGACTCATGCCCCCGGTTATCCGGGGGTTTTTTATATGGCACTTTCGTTCACTGAAGATCTCGACGCTTTTTTTGATACACCGGGATTCACTGTGCCAGTAGTTTTTGGCTCCACTACTGGAGTTGGGTACTTTGAATCACCAAACGAGATCATTGCTGATGGGGTCGTCTTGACGACTGATTATGCAGTGGTGGTCAAGACTTCTGACTTTTCAGCCGTTACAAGCAACGATTCAATGACTGTAGACGGGGTCGCTTACACCGTTAGAGAGCCGATGCTGCTAGATGATGGCAAGATCATGCGCATAATGTTGATGAAGACTTGATGGATGCTGATTCATGACCACTAAGCGGGAAAACATTCTTGCCACCATCAAAACGACTTTGGCCAACACCAGTGGTGTTGGCCCCAGGATTTATAGAAGCCGGGTTGAGCCTCTCAGTCGTGGGGAATCTCCAGCAATTGTCATTGAGCCCATCAGAGACGACGCTGAGCAAAATACAAGCCTTCCGACTCTGGATTGGACTTTGCGAGTTCGGATTTCAGTGATTGAGATCGCAGCTGTCCCTGATCAAGCAGCTGATGACACTGTCGAGTCTCTTCACAGCAAGATCATGTCCGACTTGACTGTTGGCGGATATGCCATTGATGTAAGGCCTTTCAGAACTGAATTTGAATTCTTTGAGGCAGACCAGCCATTAGGCATCATCTCAAATGAGTACGAGATTCGATACCGAACAGAAGTCGACGATCTGACTCAGTAACTTGCAAGGCGTATCGTGAACCTAACACCCCTTTCCATTTACCATGACCAATGAACGTACTGGAGAAGGCGGCACTTACCTGCTGGATCCAGAAACTGGCGAGCGCACTCTGATTAGGCGACCGTCTTCATCAACTTCATCTCAGGAACAAAACGATGGCACTGCTAACACGCAAACGCCTGATTCTGATCGAGGAGGAAAGCACTTACGGGACTGACGCTAGTCCTGACGGTGCAGACGCCGTACTGGTTCGCGATCTGAGCATCGTTCCTCTTCAAAGCGACATTGTTAGTCGTGATTTGATTCGTCCGTATTTGGGCGCGTCTGAGCAGCTATTGGCCAACACTCGTGTTGAATGCACTTTCAGTGTTGAGCTTGCCGGTTCCGGCACGGCTGGAACTGCGCCTCGCTATGGCAAAGCTCTAAAGGCTTGTGGTTTTAGCGAGACAATCGTTGCAAACACTAGCGTTACGTATGACCCTGTCAGCGCGAGCTTTGATTCGGTCACCATCCATTACAACTTGGATGGAGTCCGGCACAAGGTAACTGGAGCAAGGGGAACTTTCACTATTACAGGTGACGTAGGTGAAATTCCAAGTATCGATTTTACGATGACTGGGATTTACGTTGCACCAGATGACAGTGCTCAGCCTTCAGTTACTTATGCTGCACAGGCCTCACCTCTAATTTTCAAGAAAGGCAACACTACTGGTCTCAATGTGATGGGTTTGACGACTGCAAAGTTGTCAAATTATTCGCTTGAGATTGGCAATGAAATTGTCTATCGAGAGCTTGTAGGTGGTACTGGCGAAGTGCTTCTGACCAACAGGAATGTAACAGGCAACCTCACTATTGAGGCAGTTGCTTTGTCAACTAAGGACTATTTCGCTACTGCCTTAGCAGACAGCTTGGGGATCATCGAGTTCACCCACGGCACTACTGCTGGAAACATTGTAAAAGTCGACTCTGCACGAGCCGATATCGCCGATGTCTCTTACGGAGACCTTGACGGTATTGCGATGTTGGAGATTCCTTTCACAGCCATTCCAAGTACGACTGGAAACGATGAAGTGGAGCTTGTATACACCTAGACTTTAGGTCTGGGTTGGAGGGGAGCCTTGGCGGGCTCCCTTTTTTTGTGTATGCTGAACAGGCTTATACGATTACCTAATGGCATTTGTTCGCAAAAAGGTCAAAACTTTTAAGTGGCCTGTTGAAGTTCAGGAGCCTAGTTCTGATCGCCCTGGTGAATTCGACAAATTTGAATTTACAGCGGTATTCAAAAGAGTCAAGATCTCTGAAATCGAAAAGATGGGAGATGACTCTGGATTGCCTCTAGTAAAAAAAGTTCTTGTTGGCTGGGAAGGTATAGAGGATGAAGATGGCAAGCCTGTGCCTTTCTCATCAGATGAGCTTGAACTGTTTGCTGATGATGTTGATTGGTTGAAAGCTGTTTTGGCTAGCTACACCAAAACTTATGCGGATGCAGAATCGGGAAACTAAAGAAGGCCGCCATCTATTGGGTTAGTGGCGGCAAGCGAGTAGAAGATAAAACTAATGATGATGCTGCAGTCTTTGGTTTGAAACTGCCTCAAAGCAGTGAAGAGCCTGAAGATGTAGATTTTGAGGTATGGGAAGAAAATTGGGAGGCTGTCATGATGTTTTTGCGCATGCAGACCCAATGGACAGTCTCAATGTCAGGTTGTATTGGGTTGAAATACGAGGTATTGCTGTGTTCCGGAGGCTTGTTTGACCTATACAATGTGGAGGATCGCCGCGACGTGCTCGAGCGCATCCAAGTTTTGGAAGCAACGGCCCTAACCGAACTGAGGAAACGCTCTGATGGGAAAAATTGAACCACTCGTAATACAGCTTAAGTTCAAGGACGCTGGCAGTCAGGCAGTTATTGATAAGGTAAAAAATAGTCTTAAGCAACTTGATATTGCAGCAAAAGGCGCTCGACCCAGAATTATGGGCTTGCGCAAAGAGATACTTGCGCAAGGTCAAGCAAGTACAAAAAGTGTTTCAAATATCAATGCACAACGTAGTGCGTTGCAAGCTTTGCGTGATGAAGCAAAGATTGGTGGCAAAGCATTTAATCAGTTAACTGCTGACATCAAGAAACTTGATGCTCAGATGGCTAAAGGTGGAGGAGCCGCACCAAAGAGAGGTGCAGGCGCTCGTAGGGCGACTCAAACAGCTGGTGCAATTATTTCAGGCGGAATCTTTGGTGGTCCTGAAGGTGCAATTGGTGGCGCATTAGGTGCGGTTGGTGGGGTTGAAGGGGCATTCGCTGGTGCTGCAATTGGTGCTCAGGTTGGTGGCATAAGAAAAGCATTAGCTGCTTCGGCTGAATATGCAGCTGAAATCGGTAAGCTAAGAATTGCTTTAGAAGGTGTTACTGAAGTTGAAAACAATGCATCACTGAGTCAGTCAAATTTTAAAGCAGCATTAGATGCTGCCGCTCAAGCAACTAGAGATTACAACGTGCCTCAAGGTGCGGCCGTGGCTGGTATTACACGATTAACGGCAGCTGTAACTGGAGCCGGAGGTCCAGTCGGGGACGCTGCAAAAACATTCAAAAACGTAACGGCAGCAATTAAAGCCACTGGTGGTTCGACGGAGGACGTGCGAGGCGCCATCACTGCGATGGTACAAGTGTTCTCAAAGGGCAAGGTAAGTGCCGAAGAACTTTCAGGGCAACTCGGCGAACGACTCCCGGGCGCCGTGACAATGTTCGCTAAGGCGAACAAGATGACATTGCCTGAGCTTCAAAAGAACCTTAAAGCCGGCACGGTTGGACTCAATGAATTGATGACATTTATAGAAGCATTGGGAGAAGAATTTGACGGCACTGCTAAACAAATTGCAAGCTCAAACGAAGAGGCAGGGGCACGGTTAACTGTTGCTTTCGACAACATGAAACTAGGGGTAGGCAATGCCTTGATGGAGGTGGGCGCACAGTTCCAAGATATATTCGGAAAATTCATCACTGAAATAACGCCAAAGGTCATTAGTGCTTCCGAGGCACTGGCAAAAGCTTTAATTCCTGTTGCCGAGAATCTTGACATCGTAGTAGTAGCGTTAGCTGGAATGGTCGCAGGAGGTGTGCTTGGCTTAATCGCGAAAGGCGTTATTGCGATAGTAGGTGCGATAAAAGCCGCAACGACTGCAACTGCAGTGTTCACTGGAGTGCTGGCTTTGAATCCAATCTTCGCTGGCGCCATAGTAGTAGGTGGGATTGTTGCGGGTATATATGCAATCACCCGAGCATTAAAAGGGCAAAGGGAAGAAATGGAGAGAATTGCAAAGGTTGGAGGCAAGGAGGGAGCAACTGGGGCTCAAAAAGCAGAAGCAATTTCAACACTAAAACGACGGATAGGTGAGCAAGAAACTATTATCGAGGATAACCCTGCTGACAAAACTTCCGACGCAAGAAGTCAGCAGTCAGCTGACAAGAAAAGAAGAAAAGCAGAAAAAGAGCTAAGAAGGCTTGAAAAAAAGCTTGCTTTTGTTACGCGGGTAAGGAAAACTTCCAAGCCAGAAAGCGATGAAGATTTTGAGTACGACCCAGTTAAACCAGACGGTTCCGGTGGCTCTGCAGGTACAGGCACAAAAGACAACACCCAGCGGTTGCTTCAATCGGCAACAGCTCTTGTCACAAAGCAACAAGAGACGCTTAGTATTTTAAGGGCTCAAAACGAAGTCGAAAAGTTATTAAATAAGCAGGCAAATAAACGTGCTGCCCTTGAGCTAAGGTTTGCTAATCTTAAAAAACAAGCCAAAAACGAAGAAGCTGTTACAGCGATTCAAGAGCAGCAGGATGAGGCAACTAGGCTTCAACAACAAGCTCAAAGAGTTCAACTAGAGAATCAAAGCAAAGACGCTATTGAAAAGGCGTTTGCTGGAGTACGCAATCTTGTAGACAAGAACAAAGAGAAAATAGAGACAGACAAAGAATACAACCGACTGATTGCTGAAGGGCTGCTGCCTGCTCAGGCAAAACAGATCATCGCTCTAAATAGACAATTCCAGGCAGGGGATAAGATTTTAGAGCAATATTTACTCGAACTTCAGGCTCTTATTGCAAAAGGAGGCCTTGAGGAAGCAACAATTGCCAATCTCGAGAGAGAGATAGAACTGATCAAGCTCAGACGACAAGAGCTTGGACAAGAGACTGAAGATGGCGTCCAAGGCGTAACAGACGATCCTAGCGCAAAAGCAAAAACTAATTTTAAAACTTTCCAAGAAAGCTTCAAGGCTGGCATCAAGGACATGGGTGACTTGTATGGAAACTTAGGCGAAATAGGAGCAAAAGCATTCCAAGGCATGGGGGATATATTGCATCAATTTGTCACTACAGGTAAAGCTAATTTCAAGGAATTCGCAGCATCAATACTGTCTGACTTGTCGAAGGTGTTTATTAAGTTTGCTCTATTCCAAGCGTTAAAAGGAATTGCTTCTGGATTATTTGCCAATGGCGGCGTAATCAACCAAGGGAAGGTTGTTCCTTACGCAAAAGGAGGGGTTGTAAATCAACCAACCATTTTCCCAATGACAAATGGCACAGGTGTTATGGGGGAAGCTGGGCCTGAAGCCGTCATGCCTCTTAAAAGAGGTCCAAGTGGTCGTCTTGGGGTTGAAGTCAATCAAAGTGATATCGCAAGAAATGCAATGAATCGCTATTCACCTCGAGGCGGTTCTTCTGCTGGAAGTTCCGAAGCTCAAACTCAAGAAAATGCTCTAGAACTTGCTAGTACCCCATCAGCTATCGATGTTCGCTACACAGTGGAGCGGATCAATAGCGTCGATTACGTGACTGCTGATCAGTTCCAAACTGGAATGCAGCAGGCTGCACAGCAAGGTGCTAAACAGGGTGAACAGCAAACCCTG